GAAGTTCGATGACTTCCCATAGTTTTGTCTCAAGGTTTACGTCAGTGAAGTACTTTATTTGTTCCTTCTTCCTATACCTTGAGGTCAGAGAATTTTTCATATCCTTTGCTCTTTCCAGCAAACGGTGTGTTATCGAATACATTTTCATCTTGTCCACTATCAACTAAATCTCCCTGTGCTTCTTGTTCACAATCATACAGACGCATCTTTGCTCTGTCTATTCCCAATACAAATCTCTTATTCATAGTAGGGTCATTGTATCGGTTCTTCAATTGTTTGACCACAATCTGATTGAGGTCTTCTAGTTCCTCTGTCGAGATTAGTGCAAACATTAGGTCGGCCGTTGCAGGCAAACCAAAACTTTCTGAAGTGTCTTCTAGTCCAATGTCTGTGGAAGTGAACCCTGTTCGTGTTGTCTGGGTTGCAGACATGATGGGTACATTCGTTTCCACTGCAAGTCCTCTTAGTTCTTCTGCAATCGACTTGATATAGAAGTAAGAGCCTACATTTGCATTTCCTTTGAATCGTGAAGATGCACATATATTTAGATAATCAATAAAAATAATGTCTGGTCTGAAACTACGTTTTAGTGCGAGTTCCTTGATAAGACTTCTGAAATGTCCAACGTGTGCTGACGCAGTTGGGTATTCCTTAATAATCAACTTTCCGTTTGTCTTTTTTTGTATCTTGGATAACTGTGTTTCAAACATCTTCTTTGGAAGAGAATGCAAGTCATCCATTGTAACATTCATTAGATTCGCATCAATACGTTCTGCAATACGTTCTTCTGCCATCTCCATTGTGATGTACAGAACATTCTTACCTTGCATAAGTGTTGATGACGCAACATGACACATGAACAACGACTTACCAACACCAGTTCCGGCCAGTGCGATATTCAATGTCTTTTGTGGTAATCCACCTTTAGTAATCTTGTTGAAATAATCTAGGTCAAACGCAATCTTCTCTTCTTTCTTGTGATAGAAGTCAAATCGTTCTGAACCATCTTCAACGTAGTCGTGACCAATATTAGTATCAAATGATACTGCAAGTGCCTCAGATAGAATGGATGGGATTGCTTCTGGTGTTCTCTCCTTATCCTTTCCATCAATAATTCCTATTCCTTCAACAACCGCATTGTAGATTGCTTTGTCTTTGCAAAACTTTTCTGTGGTATCAAGTAACCATTGCGTGTCAACATCTGTCTTTTCAAGCGAAGCAATGATACCCACGATTTTCTTATACTCATCATCATTGACATCCTTTCGATTGTCGAGTTCGATAGTGAGAGCTTCCTGTGTCGGAATTGCATTGTACTTTTCAGTGAACTTCGTAATCTCTTCAAAGATTACACGTTCATTCTTATCTGCATAATATTCTGGTTTGATAAATGGGATTACTTTCCTTGCGTAATCCTCATCCCAAATCAGATTAGTTAGTGTGGTTCTCTCTATCGTCTGCATCGACATATTGTAAACTACCCTCGTTTAATTGTTCCATAATAATATGCTGAAGAATGTCTCCAGCAAGTTCAAAAAAATCATCACCAAAAAAGTCTTTTGGTAAGTCATTAGAATCTAACATATCCCATTCAAAATGTAAAGTAGCTTCGCCAGTTTTTTTATCCTCTGAAACATCTACTTTACCATAGCGATATACAACACCTTGGTACTTTCCTGCCTTCTCAGTCAGTCCAATACCTGTCCATTTCTGGTCTTTGTTTTCTACATATTTGAAGTAATCGCCCATGTCCTTCATTAGATAATAACCTTACCTTGTGCTGGAACGGCAAGGCCTGTTACTGCCTCCGTGTATGCAGCACTAAATTCTGGATTAGTTTCTGTTAGAATAACAACTCCACCAGCATAAAACATTCCCTGTTTTGGATTTTCTGTACCTGTCATGCAGATACCCCTTGCGAAACCTACTTTGCCGTCTGGGGTATTTACCAACATTCTTGGATTCTCAAGTGTAATGTTTCCATTATTCTCATGCATAAATTTGCCAATGTACTCACCAGCAAGTGTTACTAGTGATACTACTTTACCGTTTACCATAATTTCTCCTTAAACATAATGAAGGTAACTTCCAATTATATATTTGGATTTGTCACCTGTTACTTTTCGGCCTGCGTGAAGATGTGTCCACATTGGTGGGAACATCAACATTCTACCTGCCTTCGGTGTTACAGAAATATCCCTCTGGGGGAAATCTGTTTCACCACCTTCTGGTTCATTGAGGTATAGAAAAAATACCAAGAACCGTCTTGCAGATGCATAGTTTCCTACATCTACATGGTCATGAAATTCATCAACACCATTTGGTTCGTATCGTTTCATGCGATACATTTCATAAGCATATTGTTCTGGGAACATCTTGTTAGTTACATCACAATCTTCCATGTATCTGTCGATACAACTATTGAAGGCGTACTGCAAGTTATCTTGATATGGTTTCCAGTTCTTATACTGTTGCAATGTAATTTGAGTAAAAGAACGATGACCCTTTAGTGTTTGTTTATCAAACTGGTCTTCGTTCTTCTCAAACTCCTCAATCATGTGGTCACACATGAGTTGTGGAATCACATCATCATAGACACGAATGTAGTTTTCATTCAGATTCTTGAACTGCATCTTCAACTTCCACTTCTTGATGATTACCGTACTTGAATTCTTTCTGTGCAAATTCGTCAAGTTGACGCATTACATCTTCAGTATAGAATTTTTCTGGGTCATTATTGATTGTCTTACCGAATGTCTTTGTGCCATCTGGTAGTTCAATACGAGTGGAAACTGATTTAAAGATACCTGCCTTGAGAGCAAGTTCAAGTAGACCATAGTACCTATCCAATCCACGTTCATACATCAGACGTACATCAACCATCTTGTTTTCGATAGTCAAACGTGACTTCTGATTTTTACAGTGAATGATATTACCAACAACTTCAGTACCGTCTTTCTCTTTCTTCTTTGAAAGATACACGATTGAAGATGCGGCATACTTCAGACCAGAACCACCACCCATTTCTTTTGTTGGGAACATAGAACCTACAACGTCATATGTATGGTTGGTAACAATCATTGGTACTTTTGCCTTACCAAGTTTCAAGGTCAATACTCTAAATGCGGCCTTGAGAACTTGGGCCCGTGTCATATCTCTGGTTTCCTTACCTTCGGCAGTATCATCAACCTCTTTTGTAGTTGACAACATACCAAGTGAATCAAGACATAACATAATTGGTTGTCTGTTTGCTTCATCTTGTCTTAGGTAATCATCCAGTACACGAATTGCCTGTGTTCTAAACTCTTGTACAGTTGTTACTGGTAGAATGACCATACGTTCTGGGTCAATACCCCTATCAACAACCATTTGTTTAGTGATTGCACTTTCTGATTCAAAGTACAAAACACCAGCGTTTGGATTTGCATCCAAGAACGACTTCACCATTCCCATCACGAAAAATGTTTTACCTGTTGCACTTTCACCAGCAACAGCAGTAATCTTGTTCGCAGGCAATCCACCATAGATTGACCCACTCAGTAACGCATTAAAGATATATGAACCAGTGTCAATAAAGTTATCAACGTCACCAGCCTCTACACCCTCAGATACGAGTGCGGCGTATTCGTTGCCCGCCGTCTTAGCAATGTTTTTCAAAAATTCCATAGTTATATATCACCATCCTTTCGATTTTCAGAGAGATACGCATCAAAACCGCCTGGGTATCTTGCCTCCAACTTTTCGATATTTGTTTCAATCACATCATCTATAGTAATATCTAGTGCGATACAAGCCTGGGCTATGTACCACATGATATCTCCTAATTCTCGTTTTGCATGGTATTGTGCATCTTCATCAAAGGGTTTACCTTGGAAGAAACACTTCTTCACAATCTCTGCGAACTCACCACCTTCGGCCGTAATACCGATTGCGGCAGTCAGAATCCTTTCTGGTTGAACACCATGTTCTTCAACAACCTCACAAGACTCAGTGAAGTACTCAGCATCTTTTGATGCTTGACTAGTCACCTCATCCACGAATTCTGCATACTTATTAAAATCAACAGTCATAATTTACCTCACTTTACTGCAATTGCACCCACGAACATATGGTTACGCCAAAACGGTTGAACGTCCTTGAACCCAGCATTATATATCATGTCTGTAAGTTCGTTCCATGTATTTGGTTTCATCATATGTCTAAGAGTTCGTTCTTTGTTCATAATATCTTCAGTGTCAAATGACTTTCTTTTATAGTCATAATAATTGAATGTCAACATATCTTGAAAAGTTGCATTCTCACAGATTGTTTTCTCAGAGAAGATAAACGCACCACCACAGTTCAAACCGTGATAGATATTTTTAATAACTTGTTTCCTATCTCTCTTGGGCATAAACTGTAAAGTAAAGATAGAAGTAACAAGAGATGCATTATGAATTTCTGTATCTCTAATATCTTCATGTTCAAAGTACACCCAAGCGTTTGGGTCAAACTTATGAATTACATCTTCACGTTTTACAAGGTCATCTTGAAACCCATCTGCAATCTCAATACCGTACCAACTTGCATCAGTACAATGGTCATAGTTGGCCTCGATTAGTCTTTGTGTCATCTTACCTGTAGAACAACCAAGGTCATACACGTTTGTATCGTTCTCTACAAAGTAACGAGATAGACTAACAATGTCCTCTAGTAAATGTCCATAACCACGAATAGAGTTTTCGATATGTTCATCAAACCCCTCTTCACGATGTGCGAATGTAAAGTCAGCCATTGTTGTATACTCCTATCACCTTTTCATAAACAGATGATGCAATCGCCTTTAACATCAAAGGTGGCACCATCCTACCAATTCTTTCTGCACGTTGATTCCACTTACCAGTAAGAACAAAGTCATCTGGAAGGGATTGAATTCTCATCAGTTCACCAATAGTTAGTTTTCTAGGTTCAGACCAGTGGAATGAACCAGCATTAGTAATACCAGAACCCATTGCAGTAATTGTGGGGGCTGGTTGTTCTAATGAAACTCTCTTCAAATTGAAGTGACTGTTTCGTTCATTGAAGTCATCACCATTCAAAACTCTCTCTGGGAAAGTTGGCATCTTTGCACCAGTGTCTTGCCAGTACTTTGTACCCAAGAATCTTTCAGTCAACATATCAACTTCTTCTTTGTCATACTCTAGACCATTGAGTGCATCCTTCAAAGGAACAACATAGTCAAAGTTCTCTGGGAACACACTACCAATGTTCATAAATGTCAAACCAACTTTAGTAGTTACATCATTACGAACACCGATAAAGAACACTCTAGTTCTTGTCTGGGATACACCAAAGTAACGACTATCTAAAACCTTTGCACAAACATCATAACCAATCTGGTCAAATGTGTTCTGAATCTTGTTGAAGTATTGTTTTGCCTCACCAATAGTCAGGCCTGCAACATTCTCTGCAATAATTACTTTTGGTCTAATCTCATCTGCAACTCGTAGAAACTCAAAGAACAAGTCTTCAATGTTCTCGACCATCTTACCATCAGAATACTTTTTAGTTTGACCCCAACCATCAGAGTGTTTACCACCAGTAGTATGACACATTTTACCAGCAACTGAAAATGCAGAACAAGGTGGTGAACCATCAAGAATATCAAGTTCTCCAACCTCAAGTCCAGCAACATCTAAAAAGTCTTTACCAGACAACTGTTTGATGTCGCCTGGCAAGATTGGTGTATCTGGGTAGTTTTCTCTATAAGTGTTCTGGGCCTCTTCTACAAATTCATTCATGCAAAGAATCTTACCGCCTGCAAGACGATATCCTGTAGAAGAACCACCCCCACCAGCAAAGGTAGAGATGACTTTAAATTTGTTTTGTGCAGATGCATCACGCACATCTTGTATTGTGTATGGTTTATAACTCATGCAAAGAAATCCTCCAAAGTTGTCTGCGTACCGTAGGAACGGTCAATGTTCCATCCGATATTGTCAGTGATGAAAGATAGTGGTTCAACAAATGCTTTTTCATATTGTGTATCATAGTCGATATACTTGTGAATGTCAAGTTCTTTTGGAACTTTTGTCATGAAAGATATGACATTCGCACCCAATGGGTTGGGTTGTCGCAGTTGAATGAACTTAATCTTGTCACCCTCTTGAATATATGGATATTTAGCATTCAAGTTTTTCTCACTTATCATATGATTGTAAATAAGTGAACCCTTGATATGCATGGGTGTTCCTTTGCGATAGATGGATGCACTGTCACGAAACTTCTTTAGTCCATTGACAGAACGAGGATATGCAATCTCCTCAACAGGTAAGTTGATAAACTCCTTACGAAAGTCTTGGATGAAAGTGTTGAGTTCTTTCTCATCACCAGACATGATAATCTTCAGTGCCTCTTTAATCTTTGCACGACATGGTGCAGGCGTTGAAGACTTGACAGCCTCGATACCCATAATCTTTAGTTGAGGTTCTTTGAAACGTACACCTTCAACATCCCATGCGTTGAGAATGTACCTTTTCTTTGCAGTCCAGATTCCTTTGTCTGCAACCACCTCACGTTTCATCTGCATCTTCTGGTCATACGCCTGAACATAATCTGCAAGTTCTTTGTAAGACTTGTCAATAAATGGTTCAATCTTTTCTTTCGCAATCGTATCAAGGAAGTCGATGGGATTGTTTGGTTTAACTGCATCAATGATAGCGTCAAATGTAACATAGATAGAATCTGTGTCAGATGCAATAACAAAGTCTTTACCTTCTGTATTGAGTATCTTGTTTAGATACTGATTAATCTTTTTCTCAATCCAACGAATGGACAACTGACCGGCCTTGGTGATACCTTCTGCAATCGCAAGGTCATAGTAACGAAAGTATTGATTACCAATTGCACCATAGGCAGAGTTCAGTGAAATCTTTCGAGCCATCTGGATGTTGTTGTAACGACTGATATACTTTTGATACTTGGGGTCTTTGGTATCTTCAAAGTCCTGTTTGGCCCGCAACATCTTTTTCTTGAAGATGGTACGGTCATCGTAAATCTCTTGCATCATCTCTGGAAGGAAACCCTTCTTGTCCTTACGATACAACGCACCGTTAGGTGTAATAGTGCATTGGTCTGGAATATCAATTGGTGTTTCTTTCAACATCGTGTCAACGTCCAGTTTCATGTAATCGCCAGTGACCAGTGTTTCTGGTGACATATTGTACTGCATGATAAGATGTGGATACAGTGAGTTCAAGTCAAATGACATAACCCACTTGTGTTGACCAACCTGTGGTTCTTTGACGTATGCACCTTCATACTTGTCAGACTTTGATGAATGCGACTTTTGAGGAATAACAATCTTTTTCTTCTTGAGATAATTGTGAATCAGAACATCCCAATACTTCACCTGTCCGAATACATCTTCATAGTTGACCTTCGCCTCATAGGCCATGGTGAACAACAACTCCAACAGTTTCATCCTGTCTTCCAGACGGTCAACAAGTTCAACGTCAACGATGTTGTAGTCAATGAATGATTGATAGTCTTTGGTGTACCAATCTTTGAAAGTGTCGTATGGGTTTTCGTTCTTCTTCTCACCCAACTCCACAAAAGCGATATGGTCAAGTCGATATGATTCTTGTCGAGTGTATGTGAACTTCTGATACAGTTGTAGATAGTCAAGGTTTGCAACACCTTGAATGTCATAGACCTGTTGTGGTCTACCGTGACTATACACAGAACGTGATGACACGTTGCCCCAAGGGGAAAACTCTTTCGCTCGGTCTTCACCAAGAACCTTGGTCACACGATTGACTAGGAAAGGAATATCAAAGAACTCCGTGTTCCAACCAGTGATTGCATCTGGATAGTGTTTGACCCAAAAGTTCATAAACGATGCAAGTAGTTCGTTCTCATTGGAACAGTTGATGTAAGTAACATCTTCTCTGTCGTTTTGATAGTCACCAATACCCCACACCACAATCTTCTTGGTGGTTTGGTTCTTGATGGTGATAGACAACATTTCTTCTTCGGCCTTCTCTGGGTCTGGAAAACCGTTCTCGCATTGTGTCTCAATGTCAATTGTACACACAAGAATCTTGTCACTATCCCATTCCACACGGTCTGGATATGTGTCTGACAAATAAGTGTATGCAAACCTGTCTAGTCCATAGACCAGATGAGGTTGGTTCTGATATTGTTGTATGAATTCTTTTGCACCCTTGATAGTGTCATGTTTGTATGGCATGACATTCTTACCATCAAGAGTCTTCCATCCAGTTTCTTTCTGGACAGGAACGTACAAAGTTGGTGAGTACTTAACCTTGTGATTAAGTCGCTCACCATTCTTGTATTCTCTTACGAGGATTTGATTACCCCATTGGGTAACATTGGTATAAAAACGCATAATATAGTTATATCACCTTAGTTCGTGATTGTCAAGAGAAAAGATTCTTTTGTTCTTCGCTGAAGTACTTGTTAATCATTTCTAGTCTGTCATCGGCAGCCGCAAGTTTATTCAACTCTTCAATAACTGCTTCTGTAACATCTGAATGCTCGCCGATACCAGCGGGCATAGTTTGGTATACTTTAATGTTTGCGATGTGTACCGCCACTTCTCCTTCGGCCTGCTTCCTTGCAGCCTCCATAATATAATCGCCTGGTTTCATAATTATTCACCTTCTTTCTTTTTTCCAATATTATATTTTGTCTCAAGTTTCCATTCACCCTTTTCCTTGAAACTAATTACTTTAATTTGAGACAAGGGTGCTGCCTCAATCTTAGTTGTTCCCACAACATCTACTAATCCCCAATCTGCTAATAGATTAGCGATAGTATTCCTTCTTGCAATATCGTTCTCAGACAGGTTGGTATCTTTACCGTCTAATGCAAACAATTCTTTAAAATGTACGATGTAATATTTACCTTGCTTGTGTAAAATATGGCAAGATTGGAAGAGTGTTTTATCTTTGCGAGAAGCAACTCCAATACGAGATAAGGTTTCTCTAACCTTCAGAAAATCGTCTGGTTCATTCAGACGAACTTCCAACATCTCCTCTGGACTCCACGATGTTTCATTCATTTTCTTCCACCTTTATTCAATTTACTTTTTATCATGGCGATTTGTTCATCATCTAAAACATCTAGAGCGGCCTTGGCCTTCTCGTTACTGTATCCGAAATATTCTTTTACATACTCTAAGTTCTTAGACTTCTTCGCCTTCATCCAAGGAGCATATCTATTCATACTCCTCAAACTATTTAGTAAAAAGTCATTTTGAAGTTTATTGTCTAGGTGGTGTAAACGATTCATCTCATTTACGATTAGACACTCTTGCATACCTGTAGGGGCAAGACACTTGTTGATAATAAAGGCAGGATACTTCTTTTCCCACATTTCATCCTCACCGTCCATGAGGTTTTGTTTAGTCTTGTTTATCGCCTTTAAGTATTCTTTCAGTTCATAACTCATCTGAACTGCACCGATGTCATCATCTCAGTGAGACAAGCCAAGAGATTAATTTCTTGGTCAGCGACAAAGGCAGACTTATAAGAATAATCCCCAAGTATGAGAACACAGTGAGGAACAGCGCCATCTGGTACATTACCAGATAAACTATCATAAATCCTACGATAAACCCTATGAGGGTCATTGTCCAGATTATGAACAACCCACTCTCTACAACCCTTGAAGTCTTTATCCTTAATAAATGACACGAGCTCTTTGATAGAAGCGTCTGATAGATTGACGAGGATTCCAGCATCAATAGAACCTGTCGCAGAGTATCGTTGTAGTTCGTTGAGACATCTTCTCCAATCTGGAAAAAACTTGTTGATAAGGTCTGCCACAACTTTTTCATTTGAGTTAACATTCTCAGTCTCCAAAATGTGTTGTACACGTTTCATAAAACCCATTGCAAGTTTTGGTTTCTCTTCGTTTGGAATACGAAACTCTATCGTAGAACAACGACTATGCAAAGGTTCAATGATACGATTTCTGAAATTACAAGTCAGAATGAAACCACAGTTTCTACTAAACTCCTCAATAAACCCACGCAACGCTGGTTGTGTGGATTGTGGGTTTAGATAATCTGCCTCATCCAGAATAACGTACTTGCGTTTACCATCCATAGAGACAGTACTCGCAAAGTTTTTAATTTTAGTTCGTAGTGTGTCGATACCAGATTCTTCAGAACCGTTTATCATCATGTAGGTACAACCAATCTGTTCCAGCATTGCTTTTGCAATTGTAGTCTTACCAACACCGGCCGTACCAGTGAGTAGTAGATTTGGAATCTCTTCGTTGTCTACGAACTGTTGAAAAGTCTGCTTTAGTTCACTTGGAAGTATGCAGTCCTCAATTGTTTGAGGACGGTACTTCTCTACCCATAATATATCATTCATTTTAAGCAGTCTCTAGTGCAATGTAGTATTCGACATCCTTACTGACGTTCTTGAAACGTGAGATACCTTTTTCAGATACCTGTACGTCATAATCACCAGACAAGAGTTTTAGATTCTCTACCTTGAAGTAGAACTTCTTACCTTTCGCTGGACTTTCTGCACCAACCTCAACACTGAAATTGTTTGAGGTATCATTCTTACGGTCACTTACACGCAAGTCCATGATACTGTCAGTACCAATGTCAAGAACCATATCTGGCGCTCCAAGAACAGCGGCGGCCTTCAATACTTGATTGAAAGTATCTTTAGTCAGAGTAAACTCTGCATCTACAGACGGCATACTGATTTCTGTCTTTGGTGTAGTAACCACAGATGGGTCAGAATAGAAGTAGGTCAAGTCTTGACTACCTTGTGCAATACGCACACTCTGTTCACCAAATGTAAGTTCTGGGTCATTGAATAGTGACAGTGCAGACAAGAACTCATTCAAGTCATAGATTGCAAAGTCAGTATCAAATGTATCAGGCACAGTTGCGGTGGATACAATGTTCTTCATTTGAGACATTGTTGCAATCTTGTTGCCTGGGCTCACAAGAAGGTTGGCGTTGATGGTTGAATAGTTCTTCAACACTTCCCTTGTATCATTACTAAGTTTCATAATATTATTTCTCCAATTTACTTTTAATTGCTTCAACTCTTGATTTCATCCAACTGATTGCAGTGTGGATGTGACCTGTATCCTCTGGTTGCAGTTGTGTTTCTGCATAAGCGATTTCTTCCATGAGAATAATCAAGCGGTCAGTTTCGCTTACAAGACCCTTCGACATTCATTAGTTTCCTTCTCTACTGTCGTGATTGTGTAATGCCATTATACCATAATGAATTACTTTTAGCAAGTCATTTCTGTTCTTGCCATCTTTCTTTCCGTATCTTTGAGAATACTTCAAAATATTCCCAATACAGAAACCTTCACCATGTCCACTGTCCATGATAAATTCTGTCGCTTGGAATTTGTTGTGTGAATAATGTGCATTGTAAGTACCGTCAATGTACTCTTGCAGTTCATTCAGAATCTTGTCTTCTGAATATTTGTAGTCAATATTTTTCACCTGTTACATCCTATAAGTTTGATGGGGGGAAGAACCCCCCATCGAGTCTGACATTTAGTATGCGTACTTTGTACCAAGTACAGACGCAATACCAGCCGCAATGATTTCCTTTGAAGGAGTTCCCATTCTATACGCAACGCCCTTTGCAGTGTCGTTAGTATAGATACAGTGACCCTCTGATTTCAAAGTGTCAATCATTTTAGTTGGTGAAGTAAGGTCAAATCTTTTTCTCAAGACTTTCCACGTTACATTTTCACCTTTTGACAAAAGGTTGAATACCTTCTGCTTTTTGCTTAGTTTTCTTCTGCTCATAATTACTCCCATAATTTATTAGTTGAGTATTCACATCATATCAAAGAAAACCCCATTTGTCAAGGGATTTATTTGACGGCAATCAACTGAGGTTTTTTCTCCTCTGGTACGATTCTTTCTAGTTCGATAGTCAACATACCATTGTCGAGTTTTGCACCCCCTACAACAATATCATCGGCCAGAGTGAACTTTCTAGTGAAGTTTCTCTGTGAGATACCTTTATAAAGAGTTTCCTTTTCCTCTTTCTCTTTTACTGATTTTACAGTGAGAAGACCCTCTGCGAATTCAATTTCGATATCCTTCTTACCGAATCCAGCGAGTGCCATTTCAATTGTGTAATTGTACTCATCTGTCTTTTCAATATTGTAAGGTGGATACCCTGTTGATTCTGCCTGATGAGTTACATAATCGAACAGTCTGTCGAATGTTCTATCGAAGCCCACGGCATAGGGTGTCATGTGATTTACGTCAAATGCCTGAAGGGCATTTCTGAATGTGCTTAAGTTAGTCATAATTTATCTCCTTTGTTTAAGCAAGATTAATAATTGCAGACCGATAATTCGCATCTGCATCCATATTTATATGGGGATTAATTCCGAAAAATCAACCCCCACACAAATTCTTTTTAGGCGGCTTCGGCGTATTCCAAAGCCTTGTCAAGTGCGTTCAACTTGACCTTACGGTTACGTCCGTACCAAGATGAAACCAAACGTCCATCATTTGAACGACCTTGCAAGTGGTCTGTCATGTTAGTGACAGAGTTGAAGGCAGTCCACCAAGTACCTTGGGCAAAGTTAGCGCCAGGTTGGACATCAAGGTTTTCGTAGGCGAGTTTCGCATTACGAGTTGTAAATGGAAGTTCACCATCTACTTTCTCTTTGGCAGGAGCGCCGAATACTTCATTGAAGTACTGGATGACATTATCACCAGTTGCCTTCTTTGAACCAAGGAACGCAGCCATTGATTTGTACTCTTGCATTTTCTCATTTGCAATATTCATGTGTGCCTTCACCTCAGCAGGGTCAAAGGCCTTACGGTGATTTACCGTTACCATCTTATCTGCATTCTGTGAAAGAGAAAGTGTAAGAGTGTTGTTACAAACCACACGAATTGGTGTCATACGAATGTTAATCGCCTTACCAAACTGGTGTGGGTTTGAGAACAAGAAGTAGTTCTCTGTAACGTCACCGTTAAACAATTCAAATGATTCTTTACACTTTGCAAGTGCCCAAACCATTTGTCCATCTTTCAGTGAACCAGCAGTGTGCATTTCCATGTCACCTGCCATCACATACTCATGGAAGAATTCAAATGCCTCTGAGTTCTGTACAGGATTCCAACCTGTACCAACAACATCAAGAATAGAGTTGTCAGAGGTTCTTACAAGTGCTTCCTTGTTTGGAACTTTAACACCGTTTGGTGTCATCAGTGGTTGTTTCTCCACTTCCCAATCAAGTCCAGCGACTTTTTGGAATTGGTCTGGTGTGAGGTCTGCCTCAACCTTTGTACCAAGTCCATGCCATGGAAGGTCACCAACGTATGCCATTTGTGCCTGTCCGTTTACAATTTCAAGTTCGTGTGCCATGATATAATCTCCTTTGTTTTCTCACTTTACTATTACATAATACACGTTTTAATAACAAATGTCAAGATGTTTTTATAACTTTTTTAAGGTGCGACATTCTGCCTACCCCAGAATTCGATTGGTTTGACTTGTGGAGTATTTTCAAACAAATACCAACAACAATTGTCTTTACCAACACTAGAACTCCCTTCAATCCACTTGACTCTACCTATACTAACAACTTTTTTCAGTTTTGTCAAGTAGGGAATTGACTGTTTTGTATGCATCCAATCCGAATCAAACAATAACCAAGTGGGGGCCATTGCAGAAAACCTCTCTATCATGGGGTGTAATATCTTACGATTCCAAGGTGGATTCGTTATTATATATGGTGTTTCTACTTGTTGTAATAACAAAGCATCATACTGAATAACTCTACTGTCCTGTGGTTCGATATCATATGCGTGTGTGCATTTACCACCATTACTCTCAAGATGGTCAATCAATCTACCGTCACCAGCACAAGGCTCCATGAATGTGTACCATTCTGGTAGATGTGCAATAAGAGGTTCTACGGCCGAATATGGTGTAGGATAAAAGTCTCTGGGTATTCTTTCAAATTCACTGCGTTTTCCCATTATGCAACCTTACTAAAGTTTTTCACCTTCTCAAACTTAATCACACTTCTAAACTTGTCAATCAACATATCCTGTTTGTGTGAAATAATAAACACGTTCTCTTTGTCAAAGGTATTCAGAATCTTCAAGAAGTCATCCGTACCTGTTGCATCCAACGAACTATCAAATATCTCATCAAGTATGAGTAGATTCGTATTCGTAGAATTTTTCATCTTTGCAATGGCCCTCCATGTAAAGAGTAGTGCAAGGTCAATACGCATCTTCTCACCTTCAGAAAAGTTTGCATACGAAAATACATCACGAAAACGTGACTTGATTGTTTCGTTGAAGTTCTCATCAATATTGAAGTTGACAAAGAAATCCATAGAAGACAAATATGTGTTAATCAACTTATTCATGACAGGTAGATACTGTTTAATAATCTTGGTCTTGATACCAGTGTCCTGTAACAAATTCTTGGCCACATCATAATAGACCATATCTTCTCTCAACTTTGATTTAGTTGAATCTAAAGTATCGCACATTTTCTTGAGATTGTCAAGTTTTTCGTAATCTGTTTTCGTAACATCTCCACTTTCGATTTGACGAATCTCTTCAGTCAGTGTTGCATTAAACTTCTCTAGTTCAATGATACCACTGTTGAGTTTTGCAAGTGTAAGAGTATTATCATTAATTACCTTTGCAATATCTTTATACTCTTTGAGTTTATTGTTTGCCTTGTCCATCTCCGACTTCATCTGTACAAGACCATCAGTCAACTCCTTGACCTGTTCACTTCTTTGTGAAATAGTCTTGGCCTTGAACTCCTCACTAATAGACTGTTCACAAGTCGGACACACCTCTGTAGTTTCCATAAAAGAAATCATCTGTTCATGTCGATTGTGTTTGTCCTTTAGTGTAAATTGAATGTCTTTTAGTTTATCACGTTTTTCAATTGCACCCTCTTCACCAGACATTGCATTTAGAAGGGTCTGGTTCTCTTCCGTGATTCGGTTCGCCTCTGCTTTACGAGTGAACACTTCCTCTTCATTACCATCTCTAAGAGTTGTCTTTTGAGATAGAAGAGTGTCCTTATTCCGTTCAACATCCTCAATGTACTTCTCCTGTAACTCTACCTTTTCTTTGTGTAGGTCTGTTTGGTATTGGTTCTCACTGATATCTGTGTTAAGAGATTTCACCTTACCTTTCAATATTAAATTCATCAGCGAGAATATCTTAATGTCAAGAATGTCCTCTACAACTTCCCTTCTTGCTTGTGACTTCAACTGCATAAAAGGAATGAATGTCGATGACCCTAGAATCACGACCTGTGTAAATGAACGATAGTTCAACTTCAAGATTTGTTGTTCTAGATGTTTCTGATAATCCTTTGCATTTGCACTTTGGTTTATCATATTACCATCTACCCAAATCTCAAACGTGTTTGGTTTGATGCCACGAACTACCTTGACATTTTTATTCTGAGTTTCAAATTCGATTTCAACAACCGTACCTTGGCCGTTGACAGTATTGATAAGTTGGTTCTTACTAATTTGTCTGAATGGTTTACCAAACAATCCAAAACATAATGCATCAAGAATGGTAGACTTACCAGCACCATTCTCTCCAATAATCAAAGTTGATGGGTTTCTATCCAACTGAATTTCAGTGAACGTATTCCCTGTGGATAGAAAGTTCTTCCACCTCGCATACTTAAATGTAATCAATTATATCTCCAAATCACTTGCCTCTAGGTACAGAGTACGCATCGTGCTTTTCAATCTACCCTTATCTATATCAACATCCAGTTCGTCAATATATCTATCTAAAAGTGTCGTGGTGTCCTGTGCGTTCTCAATAATCTCATCAGATACATTCTCTGCATCTAACTCTGAGAAGTCCTCTACAATCTTAACCTCATGCGTTTTGACTGCAAGGAGTCTATCTAGAAACTTATCAAACCCATACAAGTCTTTCTTGTTGACTACAACCAACTTTACAAACTTGTCTTCATACTGTTCCACATCATGTGTAGTGTAATCAGTTTGACTATCATCATAATAAATCTTTGCAAAGATTTTAAATGGATTCTGAATATACTCAAGTTCTCTGGTTGCCGTATCAAAGATATGGAAACCTTTTGTTTCGTTATGGTCACTCCATGTCATCTGGTATGTGTTACCAAGATAATAGATGTGTCCATCGTCTGACTTCTTATGAAAGTGACCAGAGAAAACAGTATCAAACTTTCTAAACATCTCTCTAGGATAACCACCCTCACAGAAATGTCCAGCGTGCATTTCAAATCCATTTACTTCTAGGTGACCCATACAGATGTCTGCGTAGGTCATTTGAATACCCCTCATGACAGATTCATAGTTACCCTCGTTAATCCAAGGTAACAAATGAATACCAACACCATCAAACTCTTCAGTACATGGGTGGTCATAACATTTAATGTTGGGGTATTTCTCATCTCCAGGCCCACCAAGTAATTCAAACAGTGAATTAATCTCGTTTGTGTTCCTGTAGTAAGTATCGTGGTTTCCCACAATCATATGCATATTGATATTTCTATCAACGATTGGTTTTATGAATTGCTCACGAAAGTCTTTTGCAATCTTGTATGAAATAAACTTACGTCTATCCATAACATCGCCCAAGTGAATAACCGTATCAATACCATGTTCATCCAAATATGGAAAGAATACCTCTCTCCAAAATTTGTAGAAGTGGTCATTGAAGGCTAAACTGTCATTGCGAGCACCAAAGTGAGTATCAGTTATCAGTGCTATCTTCATTATAAAATAATTCTAATCCTTTTGGTTTAACTGCTTTTTTCTTAGGTTTGTAAACATCTTCTTCTGGTAAGAAGTTCTTTTGTAGGTAGTCCACGAATGGATTACCCATATC